CGAACCACCAGTAATATTCGGGTCATTTTCCAAAATTGCTTTTACTCTTTGTTTAATTGTCCAAAGGTCAAAACCTTTGGCAATATCTTCGGTTATTCCCTGCAATATTGGGTCGCCTGTTTGTTCTGCTGTAAAAAAATTAGGAGCATAATCAGCCATTAATTGTTCTGGTGTTTTGCCAACATAGGCTGGTGTGTAGGTGTTGCTAAAAACTCCCAATATGGCATTGTTCAATACACTTAAATCAGAGGAGCTAAGAGTACCACTACTGTTTAAACCGCGTATAAACGCGGTAATAGCGTCGAACTGTGCTTGGTCCACGTCTTATAGACCTTTCGTTACATTAAATTGCATATGCTTCTAAACCAGGGGCAAGATATCCCGAAAGACTACCGCTTTGGGTGCCTTGTGCTTGTCGGGCTGCGATTTCCTCCAACAACTGCTGAACAGCCGTTGTTGCACCTTCGGTACTGCCGCTTCCACTATTGCTGTTTCCACTACCGCCGTTCCCCGTACCTCCCCCAAGTTCAGCAACTGCTTGAGCCAATGCCATCCTTTGGGCGTTGCGTTGTTGCGCAACACTAAATTGAGATTCAAACATTGCTTTTTGCAATGCAGCAAGTGCTTGCATTTTTGCATTTTCTGCTTGGGTTTGATAACCAGCTCTATCTTGTCCCAAACCAGTATTGAATGCAAGTTGAGCCATTTGAGATTCAGCACCACGCGATACATCACTTTGTTGGGCAATTGCGCCAAGTGTGTTGATTAGGTTTTGAAAGTTTGCTGCACCTTGTCCAGATTGCAAAATGTCTGCTTGCACCTGAGCCTGCACAGGTGAATCGCTTACTCCGTAGGCTTGAAGGAAATTTGACATTGCGTCGGCTGGGGTTCCGGTTTGTGCAACCATTCCCGCATATGGGTTATTGGGATTTTCTCTTAGGTATTGATTTAATGCGGCATATCCAGACGTTCCCAAATCCCTAGCAGCATCATAACCTTGTCCAATATTTTTAACCGCAGTGTCATAAACGTTTTGTGTTTGTTTTTCCGAAACTTTGCCTTGTTCGGCAATCATGTTTAATAGTTCGTCAAAACCAGAACCAAAATTGTTTTGCAATGCTTGAAGACCAGCAAGTTTGTTTGCATCTTTTTCTTTTTCATAATTAAATTTTGCTAAAGCAAGAGCTTCTTCTGCTGTCATTCCAGTAAGTCCGCCAGCCGTGGTTCCACCAGTTGTACCTGCTGTTGTCTGTGACGGACGAACTGTATTGTTTGTATTTACCCCACCATATTGTGTATTTTGGGGTTTAATTCCGTACCACAAGTTGCTTAATAAATCATTTGGGCCTAAACCAAGTTGATATTTTGCTTCAGTTTTTGCAGCAAGACTGTTTTCTTCTGTTGGTTTATTTGGGTCATCCCAAGCTGTTGGTTTTGATGGAACAGAACCAGTTAGGCCACTATAAATATTTTTTATAACTGGTTCAACATTTATTGCCCCAGCACTTTTGACGGCGGGTGCGCCTGGGTAATCAGGGTCGTTTTGATAATTAAATAAATCCCTTCGTCTAACCACTCCACCATGTCCAGGTCTATGTGTCATTACACTACTCCCATTCTTCTTTGGTATAGCTCCCGTGCTGCATTAGCGATTGTTTGAGCCTTTTCTGATTCCATATCTAATAATTGATTCTTAAAAGATTCAAGTCTATTTGCTTCGGATAAATCATAGGCTCGTTGTTGTTCCTGTTGTCCTTGGTCAAATTCTGAAAATGTACGAGCGCGTTGTTTTGCAAAATCTTGCAAACCACGCGCAAACAAACCAGACCGAACATTTGGCCCAACCATGCCACGACGAGAAAAATTTCTTACAAGTTGCGGCGTTGCTTTGTCATATTGTTCATTTAAATTTTGTCGTTCTCGATTTCCACGTTGTTGTGAAAGAAAATTAGCATAAGCATTCATTGCACCAGTTGTGCCATATTGCGACACATACCCGCGCCTGCGAGCTTCGTAGTCAGCTGGATTATATGCCATTACTTAATCCTTTGATAATCCCTGCGATTTGATTGAGCCATTTCAATTTGTATCTGTTCAATTTTTTCATTAATGCGACCAATCTCCTGCGACAACGAAGAAAAGATTTGTTGCAACGCAATAGCGTCGTCCGTCTTCAATGCGTTGACAATTGGAGTGTTCCATGTTTTCATTATCCAAACACCTGCGAACCCAACACAACCTGGTCGCTATCGCCGGTTACGCTACTGCCGCTAGAGGCAGCCGTAATCCGACCTTGCGCATCAACCGTAATATCTGCTGTTGTGTACGAACCAGGGGTAACTGCGGTATCGGCAAGCTTGTCTGCGGTAACAGCGTCGTTAGCAATCTTGGCAGTAATAATTGCAGAAGCGTCAATATTGGCGCCAGTTGCTAATCCGTCAACAAAGTTTTTAACGGCAATAAAGTTGTTATTAACTTCATTAGCTTCCGCAACATCTCCGTTGGTAAATGAATAAGGTATTGAGAGTGGCATTATCCTGTCATCTTTCGGTTGTTGTATTTAATTGCTATAGAGTCAAAACCCCAATCTTTGGACAAAGGTCCAGTAAACAACAAACTTACCGAACGGCAAAAACCAAGATTTGAACCATTGATAATTTGAACGCCCTCTGACTGTTTTCCCCATTTGCCCGTACCCCAATCGTCAATGCCCCAAATCATTCCTTCGCCAGAAGCACCCAGGGTTGCATCAAACTGTTTTCGTTCAGAACCAGATGATTCTTCGTAATCGTGAAATACTTTTACGTTTACAATTCTTTGTGTATCTACTTGTTTAAAGGCGATATCTGGACGACGAAACATTTTCTTTTGAGCGTAAGTTCTACCGTCAATCCAACCAGTTCTGTAATATGAAGCAAAACCAGCAGGTGTTCCTGCAATGTTGTCTTGTTCCTCGTCATACAAATCAACCTTTAAAACATACGGTTGTGTTGGGTGAATCATCAATCGCAAATTGTCATTGTTCGAATCGGTCCAGTTAATGCCGCCAATAACACCCTTGCTATCTGCTGTGGCAAACTGCATGTATGCACCATTACGACCAAGTGTTGGGTCAAAAATAAAATTAACAGTTGGGGCCGTTGCCAATGACGAATCGTCATACGGCAACGCCAACCAAACACGGCGACCGACATAGGAAACGCTGTAGGGCTCCGTGCTCAATGCACTAAGTTCTTTGTCGTCCACAATTGGGCGCAGAGCATCAAAAACATCTTCAACCACAGAGCCGTTGTAATAAAATAAACCTTCTGGAGTTGAATAAAAGAACACACCTTGTTCTGCTGTTGCTATGCTATTGCGACTCGAGCAACCAAGAGTGTTTGTCAATTCAACAACATTAAAGTTGTCTGATTCCGTACCAACCAACAAATAGATTGCATTAGTTTTGAAAATAACTAGTTGACCCTGCACGACAGCCAAGCCATTTATTCCACTACCGCCACCTTTGACGTCAATGTAATCGTCTGCCATCCAATCCTCAGGCAAGCCTTCGTGCGACCAACGCACTCGGTCAGGGTAATTTACGCCATCTTCCCTTGTGTTGGCTACGAACATTTTGTTGGCATGCACAATGTTGTGTTCCGCTTTCGGCATGTATCCACCCACGGGACTTACATAAGCTTGCCATGTAGGACCAGATGCGGTTAGTGCTGTTGCGTATGTGTCTGTTGTATTCCATTTGTATCCAGCCGTTGCTGTTGCCCCCGTACTGATGTATAACGTTGAGCCCCAATTAGCAAACGACGCGCCATGCGCGTTCGTTGTAGCAATGTCATTACCTGATGAATAAGCAAGAGTTGAAAAGTTTCCACCAGTAGAACGATAAACCTTTGTGCTATTCGCCAACATGATTGTTGGCGTAGCACCATAAAAAGCATGAAGCTTGTCAGGCGCCCAAGTTCCCGACACAGCTGTTGTGTTCAAGCGCTGCATAGCACCGCGACTAAACACACCACCACGAGGGTCAATCTCAACATTGAGCATGTCTGGCGATTCGTTCTTGGCAAGCAAAAACTGGTCGGCTCGAAGATTCAAGCCGCCAGTAAAGTCGTCATAGCGCTCAAGAAGAATCTGAGCCATTATGTACCTAACGTTGCGCCAAGAGTCTGCAACCAACGACGCATGGTTGGATACTGCCTACCACCCGACATCAACAAGGGTCTTGCGCTAGGAGTCTTCATCAAGTCACGGCGAGCCATGGCTACGCCTTCTTCAAACGACCTAAGATACATTGCTGAAAGCTCCGGGTCTTCTTGGCGTTGGTAGACGCGAGCCAACACAAAGTAGGCAAGCAAAATGTGGAACCACTCATCAAGGTCAATTGCCTCAGATGTGTTTGTTAGCCAAGTGTAAACAGGGTTGCGATAAGCGCGAAGCGTTATCGTATAGACAGCATCAGGCTTTGGATATAAATGCAACTGCGCATCCCATATTGCATAAAAGTATGGGCGAGAAGGAACGTCGGTATTACCCAACCAAATGTCTTCTGCATTGTCGTAGGGAATCATTGTTAGACGACTACCCGCACTAGATGTGTCTACGAGAGATATGACTTCTCGAATATCGCCAATTGTAGATATTGTGTATGGGCGCTGACTAGCAACTGTATTGAATGTGTACGTTTCTTGGTATTTTGGCCATCGGCGCTCAAGGGCGATAATGCGCTGAAATGCTTCCTTCACAGCATTGTCAATAATGGTGTTTGGCAAATCCACCGAATCAAGGTCGGAGATGTTTCGCACCATAGTGCGAACATCGGCAAGACTCATTGTCATTATGATTCACCCCTGCTTCGTAAGTGACCCATGCAGTAATCGGTGCCTTTGGCTTTCCGACCCGTACATGTATCGTCGTTTGCAGCACAAAAATTACCGCGACCAAGATATGGGCCGCTTGGTGGTGCTTGGCGTGAGCCTGGAACTTCTGCGGAAGGACGGATACCTTGTACTGGTACGCCGTAATATTCGCCGGACAATTGTGCGTTCTTCATCACTACTTGTCCTTTTCGTTACTTGGGGTATGCCCTGGAAGGTGGGGGGCACACCCCAAATTACGAATTAATTACTTGCCCTTATAGGTTCTGCCCTCGGACATTGATTTTGGAATATTTTTGTTAGATGGCGAAATCCCAATTGCTTTTTTGCCTCTAAGAGTATTGTTAAATTTAATAACAGCCTTTGCTTCAGCTGTTTTTCTTGCAGCGTCAGCCTTTTGGCCGCGAGTCTTCTTTTTTGAAGGTAATTTTTTGCCGTACATCATAACTGCTCCTAAAATGTTGGGTGGGGGCTTTTATCCCCCACCCCAACATTATATCTACTTGCGGTAGATGCTAACTGTGTTTGCTGCGGTGAAAACACCAACAAACGAAGCTGAATCAGCAGCTGCGATTGTTGCGCTACCTACAAGCGTTACGCCAGAAGCGCCAGCCGTGAGGGTAATTGCGTGTGTTGATGCTGCAAGGTTCACAACCGAGAATCGGAAAGAACTTCCAACTGCTTCGTCTGTGAAAGCTGCACCCAATTCAGCACCTGTTGGTGTCGTGAGGGCACGACCTG